TAAACCGCCTGAATCTGCTTCAACAGAATCGCCTCTGAAGCAAATCGCCACAAATCCCACTCGACTGCGCCAAAATCACCTTGGCAGATGCTTAGAAAACTCATCACTTTATAATCAAGAAACTGATAAAGCTGATAAATATCAGTAATGTTATCTAAATATATAATGGTTAGTGAACTTTTAGAGAACTTTTGCCTTATTAGAACCTGCTGCAGCAAAGTATCTTAAGGGGGATCGGGGGATAAGAAGATCCAAACCAAACCCCAGAGACAAAAACGAACTCACACCCCTCTGCGGCAATTTCCAAACCCCCCAGGCCCCCAAAACCCCGCGCCCCACACCCTACCCTAGTCCACACACACATTTTTTTTATTTTTCTTTACTGCCAATTGGCTAATGCACTCCAAAAGCTTCAGCATAGTCGATATAATGTACGCACAACCTATGCGGATAGATGGCAGAGCGGTTTAATGCTACGGTCTTGAAATCCGTCGATGATTTACGTCATCCGTGAGTTCGAATCTCACTCTATCCGCCATTAGATACTTCATTCCCCCTTTCTCCTTTTTCCCCTCTTTTACTTTAAGCCCCTTACCTCCTTACAAACAAAAAACCCACTACATGAGCCTTATCGTATATAGGGGCTATGCAGTGGGCTTTCTGAGTGTCTATGTTAACACGCTCTTAAGCTGTCTTGATACTTTGAGATAAGAAGAAGAGTTGTCTTTTAACTTCTTGTAAGCCACTCTTAAGCTTATATATCTCAACATGTGATGCAGCTATCTCAGAGCTCATGCGTTTACATATAGCTTCATCAATCGTACTGGTGTTTGTCTCACTATCTCTTGTTACTCTCTCTGCTCGTCTCTTAAGCTCTAGTGTTAATTGTTTGCCCTCGTCGTAAAAGATAGAAAAGATACCGTATGGCAGTAACTCAGTTTCAAGATACTCATACACTATTGGCACCAAGTCGCTAGGCACTGCGAAATAGAAGAAGTCATAAAAACGACCGTCACCACGTGCCTTATGTTTATCTTTCTTGTGCCAAAACTCGCGTTTAAAGTCACTCTCAGAGATCTTCACTTCAATGGAGTGGTATAGGTCTTCACCATTGCGAGTTTCTTTACATACAATGTCCTCGATGCAATTGGAGTATGGATCCGAAAACTCAGTACAGCATAATGTGACATTAGAGCGCCTATAGCGGAAGTATGAAAGAACCTCTGCTTTAATGTGGTCTGCGGTAATGTCGAGTGGTGCTAAGTTAAACCTATCTTTTACGTATGTTGCGCTTTTTCCTGTATAAAATGCCATAAGTCACCTTGTGCTTTAATGAGGGCCTCTTGTATGCAGCCTGTGCATATGCCCTTGGTGTTTGGTGGTTGAGCCTCTGCAAAGAAAAGCCCCGTGGATAGAACGCCGCAATTAGCGGTTATAGTCGTGTTAAGTGTCTTACCTTGCTTCGTCTTGGTGGTTACAGTGAGCGGATATGAAAAGGGGCCTATTAAAAGCCCCTGAGATGATGACGCCCTATAATTCACCTTAGGCTTATCACTTGGTTCCCAGAAAGAAACACGGACAAACATAAGTGGTTCCATTAGCGCTTTAAAGCCTCCTGTAATCTACAGATATCTGCTTGTGAATAGCGTGGCCTAATGTTGGCAGATGCCTTTGGTTCTGGCATTGGTAAGTGATACAACTGCCAATATTTATAGAAGGTGCTACGAGAGCAATTTGCAGCGGCGCATACTTGCCCAATGGTGAACATAGGGGTTGTATCGCTCATTGAGGCCCGATAGTTGGCAACCTCAGCACGCAATAGACGAACCTCTTCTAAGATTGGTGCTAGGGCCTGGTTAATTGCTTTATTAAGAAGTTGCTCCAATTCGTTCTGCTCTAAGTTCATATGAGCTCCTAAAATGGAATCTCATCGTTTTCGTCGGTGGCCTGTGCACTGCCAAATGCTGGAGCCGCTCCAATGTTCTTAGGGGCTTCCGGGGCTGATGGCATGGCACTGCTTTGTGAGGCTGGTACTTGTGGAACTGTGGTTTCAGGCTCAATTGTCTTAATGCCTGCAAAGCTGTTGTAAGCTTCCTGTAGTACTCTTTGCAATCCAATAAAGTCACATTCAGGCTCTTTGTGCTTACCTAAGATAAGCTCAGTTGAACTAAGTGGCATTTTGCTTGGGTCTTTGGCAGGGTCAAAGAAGTAAGCTGAATATGTATAGTTGCCGTTGTAGCTACCTGTTGCGATAAAGGAAACAATACCAGTCGCGCCAATTAGGTCAGGGTAGTGGCAACGCAACTCTTTCCAATTGCTCTTGGCACTGCCTACAGTTAAGTTTAAAAAGCGCTCAAATGGGGTTTTGTACTTGGCTGTAACCATTTGGCAGAATGAGATAAATGAGGCACTAGGGCGCTTTTTCTGCTGGTATGGTTGAACCATTTCAATACCCGGGCCCCAAAGCTTAAGCTGCAGGTAAGTGTTTTCAGGGATAATGCCCGGCACTGCTGCAAGTCTTAATGAAACGGTGATGTTCTCTGAGCGCAAACCAGTCTTAAGGTTCTCCTTAGTGACGCTGTAACACTCAAGGATTTGATAGCCGGTGTTTACTGGAGTGGCTTCACAACCGTTGTATCTTTGAAAAAGCTCATACCACTTTTCAATATAGTTTGGGTTCATGCGCTTGAGAGAGCCAAAATCATCAGGATTAGTGGCAAGTCCACTGTTTTGAGCTGTTGCTAATACATCAGCCTGCATATCAAATTGAGTTGAGTTAATCATTTAATTCTGTTACCTCGTTTGCCTCTAAGGTTGCTTCTGTGGCGCTCAATCTATCCTTAGCTTGTTTGTAGAGATTCTGTATTAGCGCCCCTCCTTTAACTGTCTTTGGTAGGCTGTTAAAAGTCTCATTGAGCTCTTTTATATTTGTGCATCCTGCAAAAGGGTTTTCGGCCGCTGGAGCCTGTGGAACTTGTGGAAGCGCTGGCATGGCTGGAGCTTGAGGGGCCATTTGTCTAGGTTGTGCGCTATTTTCGTAAAAGATACTGCGGGCCTCTTCTTCGTCATAAGCACCAATACCAAAAGCCATAGCACAAGCATGAGTAAAGGCGCGTGCTACTAACATGGCCTTAGGGTTTGAGGCCCAAACATCACGCTTGCGATCGAACTCATCGTTATAAACTCTAGGGCCTTCGATTTTTGAGCCGTCGCTCTTGGTGATTTCGGCAGATACCCACTCATAGTGCGATTTTTGACCAACTTGTGCAGGTAAGAGCGGGCCATAGTTAAAGGAAATTGAGGCCCTGCGTGAATCGAGTACTTTTGACCAACCTTTTTTAGAGATACCGACAATCACCCTATCTGATGATTTAAATGCAAATACATCATCGGAAGTAGGGTCTAATCCTGCAGATACAGCCGTTTTAATGACTGTTACCACGTCGATAGGTTGAACGGCTTGGTTGCGAGTGGTGGCAATCTTGTCTTTAACAAGACTGTAAACGCCCTCAATACTTAGGCTTAATTTGCCATTAGCTACGCACTTTTGGATTTCTTCAGCATAGGCAGGTGCAACCCCAGATAAACCTGCGGTTAAAGCTGTATTTGGTGCTGGAGCCTGTGCGGCAGGTGCTTGGAAAGATGGGATATTAAATGATTGTGTCATTAGTAGATTGTCACTCTTGTTTGTTCAGTGGTCTTAGCGTACTCGTGATATAAGTCCGGGTGGTCTTGTCTCATGGCCTTTTGGTCAAATGAGGTGCGCTTATATGAGGTGCGCTTTAGAAGAAGTTCACCTTTTTCATTCAGTACCTCGTTTAAGCCCTCGGCCGTTTCGTCCATACGTGCTACTAACTGCTGTTTGATTTCCTCGGCTTGGTCTTTGAGGTCATCAATCTTTTGAAGAAGCTCGTTGTACTCGCGATGGGCTTTCATGAAATCAGCATCTGCAGTCACTTGGCCTGCCGCTCTTTCGGCCTTAGTGATTGTGCCAATTGGATCTGCGGCATAGTTAAGGCAAAGCGGCGGCTCTTGAGCCATTACGTTAGATTCCATAAAGGCTATAGCTGCATGAGCTAATTTGTATTGCAGTTCTAGATCTTGATTAACTGCATAAACTCGGACGTCAGGACAGCCTGCGATATCTGCAGCTACATAGGCGTATGTATAATCAAATTCTGGTGCCCCGTCCTCATGAGGTTGTGCAGTTTCCTGCAAACGCAAACAGAGAAGTTGCCATTGAACCTGTACGTAATAGTGATAAGGTATGGCCATATGACCTTGTGGCTCGTCAGCACAGCCTTGAGTCTTGTCATATATAAAGCCCTTTTCAGTCCAGTCCTCAATACCAGTGCCCCAAAGTCTGCCGCCGCCTTTAATAGTTGGGTTGCGTGATGCAGTCTTACACTCAAGAATGACTAAGTGACCACGGGAGTTTTCAACCAGTGCATCAATCTGACAAGAAAACATCTTGAGCGGATTTTGAATGATGAACTCTTCCGGGCCGCCCGCTGGGTTTTCAATATCGGCGCGTTGCCATGTGGTGGCGTCAATACAAAACTTCATCCATAAAGATGATTGAGCTGGTAAGAAGACAGGTGATCTCATGAGCTCAGCGGCTCTAATGGCCACTAAGCGCTCTAAGGCCTGCCCGCGTCTTGTAAGATAGTTACCTTTAAAAGGTGGGACGATTTGCAGCATTTCCTCATAGACGTCTTTGGCGGTCTTGTAAGGATTAACACCATAAATGGCAGATGCTGCGGTTCCTCCGATGCTTAAAAGGTGGCGCATCTTGAGAGCGTCTAAGTCAAAAAGAAGCTCCTCGTTGTTCTTGAGCTTGCCTTCTTGGATAAAGCTGGTGATGCGCTGTGATAACCAGTCGCGATAAGCTTCGTTTTGTTTTGGGTCGATTGGGTTGATAGGTGCAAATGATTCGGACATTTAGCCAATGGCCTCACTTAAATGGATAAAAAAGAAAAAGGCCACGGTAATTAACAGGGCAATTGATCCGTTAAATACCATGGCCATAAGAGCTGCAATCATGCGCTTTAAACGTGAATTCTGGTTCATTTTCTCTCTCTAGTTAATAAAGTTCATTCCCCCTGATACGGTCTATGTCTGATATAAATGATTGAAAAGTCCCCCGTATGGGTGGAATGAACTTACTTGTTGTTTGTGTGCCTCCTATTTTAGCAAAAATTTAACTACTGTTTACATTTTGTTAGCTGTTGTTTAATTTTGTGCATAAAAAAAGCCCCTATCTCAATTAAGAGATAAGGGCCTTAAGTCATGTCTGTTCAACTACACTTTGCTTCTTATAGTTTATATGAAGCTAGAGATTTTACCAATGATTTCACCAATAATGACGAGAGAGCTTGCTTCACTCATTGAGATGTTATCTGCTCTTGCCCCGTCTGGTGATGTACTTAGGGTATAACTTCCGTTTAAGTTTAGAGTTATATAACGAAATTGAATGCTATTGGCATACCAGAGCGCATAAATGTGACCGTCCCTAGGTGCGCTTTGTTTGCCTTGGATAATGATGTAATCACCTTTAGAAATAGTTGGTGAAAGAAGATCACTATCTGCCTGCAGAATAAATGGATCCGATCCACTGCCTAAGAGTACCTTAGGTAAAACTAAAGATGTGCCTTCTTTAAGAAGTTCATAGCCTAAATGGGTTTCGGCGCGGCTGGCTTTGCAAACGTCAAGAATGACCATGTCATCATAGTTCACCTGCCTAAAAGCAACGCCGCCATTATGAAGTGCATGCGTCATAGTGCCGGTGCCATAGATTAACCAGTCAGCATTAATCTTGAGAGCATCAGCGATTTTGCGCAAATGGTTGTCGGAAGAATAACTAGGCTTTCTACCTTGAACAATAGAGTTGATATAAACCCTGCTAAAACCAGTAGCGTCTGCTAAGTCTTTTTGCTTAACGTTCTTACTAGCAATAGCAATCTTGAGCCTTTCAGAGATAACTGAAGGCGGATCGATTTGGCGAATTTTATCCATGGTAATCGCTCCCCTATATACGATGCTTTAATCATACCACGATAAATAGGCTATTTTGTGTGCTAAAGACTTTTCATAAGTAGACACTTGTCACGTAAATTTTTTTAAAAAGTTGCAAAGTTAGTTACTTTAGTTTAATCTCGTGTTTACATTAGTTAAACTAGAGATCGGACAAATGAACACTTTACAAGATTCGATCCGCATTGAATTTAAGGCTAAGGCGGTCGCTATGAAGGTAATTTCAAGAGAAGAAGCATTAGTGTTTGGCCTGTTAAAGGCTAAAGGCGCAATGCACGTGCTAGATTTATCCCTCGCTACTGGATTAACAAAGTTAAAGGTTACTAAGGCCCTTGAGCTGTTTGTAGCCGTCGAAAAGTGTCGCATTGAAGGTGACACTGCTATCTTTTTAGACTCAGTAGAGCGCCCTGCCAATAATTCCAATGTGGAATCAACCCCAGAACAAACAACTGCAGCTAATCCTGCAACACCTTCTATTATTGAGCGTCAGAAGAATAAGGGCCGTCCTGCAAATGTTGAAGAAGTCTTAGACTTTATTAGATCTTTCCTCAACACAAAGAACTACTCTTATTTAAATCGTCCTGATACTGACTTTGTGGCTTCAGCTAACTGCTTCTATGATTTTTATGAATCTAAGGGCTGGCAAGTTGGCAGATCTCCTATGAAAAGTTGGCAATCTGCCGCCCGTCGTGCTTTTACTGACTTGCAGGCCGATGGTAAGAAGCCTTGGGCTGTAGTTAAGTATCGTGGCTCCGATATGGCCGCAAACATGGATGCAAAGCGAGTACAGGCACCTGCAGCCATTGCAGCCGCCCCAAATGTGCAGCAATTACCGCCGCCGGTTAATCAGCCGCAAGTGGTGCAAGCAATCCCAGTCGCTCCTGCTGCTCCTTCTGAAGCTAACCAACGCCGTGGCATTTTGGCAAATCGCCTTAAAGAGAAAATGGGCCCTCAACCACAACAGCAAGACTTCTGTGCAGATCCATTTTCAGGCGTTTCTAATAATGAGTACCTGCAATGGCAAGACGCCGTACAGCGTTACAACCATGCATATATGTCAGAGTTGGAAAACCTTATAAAGCGCTTTGCTAACGTCCCAACTCAAGACTTGTACACAGTTCAAATCTAGGGGGCCTTATGTCAGATAACGTTTATTCAAAAATGGCAGCCTCATTGATTGCCTTAGGAATTGAAAACACTCCTGAAAAAATGGCCCCGTTCTTTGCCTTATGCAAGATGTTCCCTGATCAAGTTGTTAATCAGGCTGCAATGGCTAGTTTGTGGAAATTTAACCGCCGTCCTTATCCTGCCGATGTTGCTAACTTACTCAAGCAAATCATCGGAGAAGATCACGAAAGTTTAATTCGCCGTGGCGTTGTGTCTTTTAGAACTCTGCTGGAGCATAACGACTGTGCAACAGATTTAATCTGTGATGATTGGAGAGCGGTTTACGCCATTAAGAATGCATTTGGCTCTTTATACCAGTTCTATCAAAACTTTGAGGATCCTAACTGGCGTCAAAAGCGTTACGCTGAAGCATATGCAAGCGTTGATTACCTTGAGCAAAACACTGTTAATAAAGAGTTTCTGCTAAAGGGAACAAGTAACGTATTGAATGAGCCATTTAGACGCACTAAGTTCATCGGTGATTACGATAGGTGCATGAGTTTGCTGCAGTCTTTACCAAATGCATCGGACTATAGAGCACCGGCGGATCCACGGGTGTTAGCTTCCCTGCCGCCTGTTGATGATTACCAAGTGCTATCTAAAGAAGAAATAGCTCAGTCAAAAGCCATGTTAGCTGATGTCCTCAGTCGATTAGGGCGATCAACTAATGAAGTTAAATCAGCTTGATGAGGTCTTTAACAATTATGCATGGCGTCAAGAAGATTGCATCATGACGCTTGCAGGGCGGTCTATTCAGGGCCGCCGCATGCTCCTGCCGCTGCCTGTTTCAGAGAATAAACGTCTAATGGCAGCGCGTAACCGAAAGGTTCTAATCAATACGCCTGAATACAATCGCTGGCTTGGTAGAGCGTCCAGTGCGTTGATGAAGGGCAATTTCCCTAAATTCTCTGAAGACAAGAATGAGGCTATTTTTGTCTTTACGATCATTGTGTATAAGCACCCCCTGCGTGATGTTATCGACTATGAAAAGGCGCTATATGATTCTTTTCAGCGTTCTGGCCATGTCTTTGAGAATGATAGGCAGATTAAGGAAAGACATACTAAGGGCATTCAGGATAAAAGCGCCCCGTGTGAATATGTAGTTACTTATCTTTGTCGTCAGTCAGAGTTACCAAGCAAATATGACTTTGTAGTAACTAAAGAACAAATAGAAGCAATGAATGCGTACATTACTAAAGGATTTGAATTAGATGGCCGCAAAATCCGCTAGTAAGATATTTGCCCCAAATATCGAATACATCTTAGATTTAGATACCGTGCAACAGTTAACAGAAATAGAAGATGCTGTTATACGACTGTTACAAGGCTGGGGCTATGTCTGTAGTGGTGAATTGCGCCGCCTTGGATACTCTAGGATAGTGCTAGGTGCTATAAACTCTAAAGTAGTGGTAGGCAGTCAATTAACTGATGATGAAGTTCTAATAGTTGATAGGATTGTTACCAGATTGAGAGCTGATCAACTAGAGTTTCATGACCTGCTAAAGATGCGCTTCTTGCAAAGACTAACTATCAAGCAAATTGGTGATAATGTCGGAAGAAGTTCTAAGGTAGTCAGAAAGAGACTGGGGCTATTAAATACCCTAGTCTATAATCTGCTAGCTTATGAATATTCATCAAAGAAGCGTCTTGCCATGGCTACTAGGGTATTCGGTAGTGATTTTGTAAGTTCTCTACAAAGTTAAATAGTAAGTTCTCTAAATAGTTAACTACGGTTTTAAAAACTGTATGCAATGGCTTATTTGCTTGTTTTGGATATTTCCTATGACAAAACAAATAATATAACAATACTTTACTTTATATATAACGTTTGTTTGCATTCAGTTTTTTAAATAGTCACTATAGATTGTGAAATAGTTAATATTTGTTAACATTTTGCACCATTAGTTCTTGCGTTAGTTCTCTAAACTGACTATGATAACATCATACCAGTTAACTAGAGAGCGCTAAAATGGCTAGAATTAATTTCACTAGAGCGGCTTTAAATAGCCTGCTCGCTACTAGAACCCCTTCCGTTAAATTCCAAAGCTTTACTGATACCTCAGGCATGACTGTTACCTTAAGAAGTCATGCTGATGGTGCAACTATTCTCTTCTTTTGTAAGAAGCGCATTAATGGCACGCTGCATACTAAAAGCCTTGGTGGCTACCCTGAAGTGTCAATTGATCAAGCCCGTTATGCGTTCTTAACTGCTGCAGCCGAACTTATCCATGAGGGCTGTTTTAAGAAAGAAGAAAAGGTAAAGGTTGCTAAGGCTCCAAAGCTTACCTTAGGTGATGTTGTTAAGAAGTTCCTCGACTACAAAGAGCCGTCACTTTCTGCTAACACTTTACGCAATTACACCAATTTCATTAAACCATTATCCCCAGTGCTTGAAACTGATTACACTCAAGTAACAGCTGCAGCCATGTGGGAAAATGTTTTAAAGCCTCTTATCAATAAATCCCCAACTACAGCCGCTAATCTGTCTACCTTACTAAGGTCAATTGGCCGTTATGGCGTGGCTATGGAGTTTACTTCTAAGAATCCGTTTGAGGGGCTTAACGTCCTCATGCCTAAGGTTGAAGTAAGACACTTTAAGAGCTTTGCTGATGATGAATTAGAAGCAAAGATGAAAGAACTCTTTGATAAATTGTCGACATTATCCCCAAAGCAACAAGCCGCCGTACATTTTGCTTTTTACTGTCCTCTTCGTAATCTAGAACTTAGATCTATAACAGTTGATCAAGTCACTGGGGCTGATGCAATCACTGTTAAAACTAAAACATGGGACGCGTTTACCATGCCACTTAATACTCAAGCTCAGAGAGTAGTCAAGCAAATTCTAAGAAGTCAGCACCCTCAGAAATATCTGCTAGAGCGTACAGTAGGCAGCATGGCTAGTGTGCGTCTATTTGCAGATATTCTTATTGCAGCTGGCGTTGATGATTTCGTTATTCATGGTGTGCGTTCATGCTGTATGCAGTTCTTAGTTAAGTGCGACGGTGTTAAAGAAACAATTGCAAGTATGTGCTTAGCTCACAAGGTTGGCAATAAGACTGAACAAGCTTATAACCGTGGTGAGTACTTAGAAGAACGTCGTAAGGCTATGCAGCTTTGGGGCGATTTTGTTGAAAAGTGCGTTGGCTCAAATCTTTTCTATTAGCAAACGCCCCTATGATGGTGTAAACTTAAGTTATAGTTAATCTTAATTTTGTTTAACTTACCAATCTTCGTAAAACTACATAAGCTATAAAATTCCCAGAAAGGCCGATCAGCAATGATATGGCCTTTTTTTATGTGTGAAATACTATGAGCATCGCTGTGAGTCCATTAGCGATTTATATCGCTTTGGGGGTGGTGTTCGCTTGGTTTGTGCAAATGAAAAGGGCTCGCATTCATAGCACCAATTGGCGTGAAAGAATGTGGTCTAGTGTAACTTGCTCATTTCTAACAGTATCCATATCGCTGCCGCTGCTCGATACATTTCCACAGCTTCCACAGTCGATAACATTACTGATAGGTTGCATTGTTGGAGCTATGGGACTTGATGGGGTCTTGAGGCTGCTTAGTGATGTATTAAATCTACGCTTTGGTTTTAACCTTAGTGGCATTGGTACAAAGTCCGATAAACCAAGCAATCACTCTAAGACTAATACAAATCAAAATAACAATGAGGTCAATAATGACAACCATGAAGCCAAGTGATGAGCTGTTTGAAATGCACAAAGCATTTGAAGGTATGAGCCATGAGGCTTATGTATGCCCTGCCGGTGTTCTTACTATTGGCATTGGTCATACAGAGAATGGAGACGGTGCGGCATTTCCATTTGATGAGAAGTCAAAGTGGACTGATGCCCAGATTGAAGAAGCATGGCGTCATGATATGCGTCAAGCTACTGACCTGGCTAATAAGCTGATTTATATTCCGGTGTCTCAAGGTATTTTTGATGCTTCGGTAGATCTGATGTTTAACGCTGGAGCTGGCTGTAAAACTTACCTAACCTACCTCAACAACAAGAATCTTGAGGCTGCAGCTGATGCTCTGCTTCAATGGATTCACGCTAAAGATCCAAAGACTGGCCATAAGGTTGCTTTACTTGGATTAATTAAGCGCCGCTTTGCTGATTATGCCTTATTCACTGGTAAGGCCTCATGGAAACAAATCTCTGATTGCAAGCTCACAAGCTCAAATATCAAAGACTTTAACGCCTTGATTAGAACTTTAGGTTATGAGATTTGCCCAGATGACTCACGCAAGTATGTTATTAACAAGATTGAGTGATAAGCCTATGACCTCGATTATCTATAACACGCTACTGGTGCTTTGTGTCATCGTGGTTTGTGCTCTTGCTGAAATATATAAGCGTAATGGAGACTAGTTATGAAAACTACTCTCATACAAACTGTGGCAATCATCGTGGTCTTTTCGTGCGCTTTAACTTTGAATGAGTGTCAGCGTCAGAAAGATCGAGAGCTTTTTGAAAGTGAGATGCAAGGTCTTTCTAAGGCTTATGAGGAGCGATTAAAGATTGAGCAAATCAACTTTGAAAAGGCACAAGCCGCAATGGCAGATAGGTTTAATGGTCTTGCTCAGCTTGATAGCCTTGCTAATGATCTCAGGATGCAGCTCAGCGCAAGTAAGAGTGAAAGCCCTGCCGTGCCCGGCACTTCAGTTGGATCCGACGCTGCCGCCGCAATATACCGTGAACGGATTGCAGCGCTGGAAAAAGCTCTTGCTGAAGCTACAGTTATTATCAAAGAGCGGGATGAATGCGCCTTAAACTACAATGCCCTAAAACAGCAATGTGAGGTGTATGTAAATGGAAACGGAAATAATTCCAACCAAATCCAACCGCAATAAAGGGGGCTTGCATCAGCCTCTACCTGAAGACTTACTGCCGATGAAAAAGAAGTATGAGATTAATACTAACAACACGGCAGTAATCTTAAATGAACGGGGGCGTGATGGTCTTATAGAGCGTGCTGGTAAAGTCTGCGTAATTGAAGAAGCTGACGTACTGGCATTGCTCGAAAAGTATGGCACTCAGGACAATATAGATTTAGCGTCACTATGTGAGACTTTTAACATATCAGTGACCACGCTCTTAAAGTTGCTAAAGAGTGACAAATATAAAGATGCATATGCTGCAGCTAAGAAGCTTCGTGGCTCAATGCTCTTAAAGATGTCACTTGAGGCGGCCTGCGTGCCATATGAAATGCTCATGGAAGGCATTGAGATTAATCCCCTCTTAGTTAAAGCGGCTCAACTTAAAAGTAACCAGTGCTTAGCAATTGCCAAAATAACAGATCAAGATTTGGCAGTTACTACTCAAGGCCCTGCAATTCAGGCCGCTGGTACTATTAACATTCAGGTTAATTCAGGAATACCAGTCAAGGATTTCTAATGACTACACCAAACGGCCTTGTTATTGACCTTGGATTTAAGCCACGTGGATGGCAGCAAAAGTGTATTGATGCACAAGAGAAATACACGGTGCTAGCTGTTCATCGTCGTGCTGGTAAGACTGTTCTAGCTTCCCAGATTCTCTTTTCATATGCGCTTAAAAAGGTCGGCATGTATTCTTACATCATGCCTGAATTGAAACAGGGCCGTTTTGTAGCATGGCCTGTATTTAAAAGCGTACTCCAAAAGATTCAAGGCATTGAAGTTGGTGGTAAGAAGATCGACTTAGCTAGGGCCTATGAATCAGATAATACGATCCGCTTTTCTAATGGATCTGAAATTCGACTGCTAGGCGCTGATAATCCTGATAGTATCCGTGGTGCAAAGCTAGCTGGGACTGTCATGGATGAGGTTGCGCAAATGCCGCGTGAAGTGTGGACTGAAGTAGTAATGCCTGCACTTCTTGATTCAAATGGATGGGCGCTATTTATTGGAACTCCTAAGGGCGTTAATCTGTTTTCAGAGCTGTTCTACCGTGGCTTAAGTGGTCAGCACCCGGGATGGAAGTCATTAGTTTTTACCGTATTTGAAACTAATGCTTTAACCAAAGAACAAATTGATGAGTATCGTGCCTCTTGTACTGAAGAAGAATTTAAAAGAGAGATGCTTTGTGACTTCAATGCAGGTACGGAAGATCAACTTATTAGCTTGAATGATGTACTTGCTGCTATGGAGCGCTATCAAGATATGGGCTATACAACTCAGCTGCAGCAAAGTAGCAATGAGGCCTGTATTTTAGGCGTTGATGTCTCTCGATACGGAAATGATAGAAGCGTTATCTTTATGCGCTGTGGTATGCGTGCCGAATTGGTTACAGAATTTCGTGGCAAAGATACCAGTGCGCTAGCTGATGCAGTTCGTAAAGCTTATGAACATTATCGCCCCGCTGCTATTTACGTTGATGGTACTGGCGTTGGTGGTGGCGTTGTAGATCAGCTTAGGGCCCGTAATATTCCTTGTTTTGATGTGAATTTCTCTAGTTCATCATCTGAAGCAATGTATAACAACAAGCGTACAGAAATTTGGTGCCGTATGGCTGAATGGATTAAGAACCGTGGTTGTTTATCGCCTCTTCTTGAATCCTTAAAGACTGACCTGCCGGCCCCGCTGTATTCGAGAAGTGAAAACGGTGTGTTTTCTCTTGAGAGCAAAAAAGAGATCCGTAAAAGGCTAGGATTATCCCCAGACTTGGGAGACGCATTAGCCCTAACATTCTCTAGCTATATTCCTGAAGTCGTTGCGCCGCGTGATGAATACTATGAGCCGCTTGTAAGTACAGTAAAGGTTAGCAAGCTTTCACCTTTTGAACAGTTTGAACAGGATAACTATGGCAGTTCTAACTACAGATCACTTTCTAGATTACCTTCCACTTTGCAAGCGCGCTTGGGCTGAAGTATCTAATGAGCCGTTCAATCCTGATTTAGAGCTGTTTAGATTCAGCTTTGAACATGGTTTGATGTTTGGTGATATTGATAACCATGGCTTTTACATTTTTGCTCTTAATAAAGATTTCTTTACTTCTAAGCTTAGGGCTGATGTGCTTACTATTTGGGTTCGTCCTGAATACCGAAATACAAGCAAATCGGTCAGGCTCTATTTCAAAATGCTTAAAGAAGCAAAAGCAAAAGGCGCTCAAAGCATTGTGTACTCTGTACCAGTCGCAAGTGATAACGTGTTTTCATGGTCATATCATTACGGAAATCCTAGCGACTTTATATTTAAAAGGAATTTATAAGATGGGTGCTGCCGCAATTATTGGCGCTGTAATTTCAGCTGCTGCTACTATGATTTCAAGCAACCAACAAGCTAAGGCACAAAAGTCAGCCGCTGCCGCTCAAGCAAGCGCACAAAAGCAAGCTAACGATATACAAGAGCGTGCACAATCAATGGCCGAACAACAGAATAATAGAGCCAATGCAAACAAGGTTGATGCAAATGCCATTATGGGCGCTATTGATGCTGGTTATTCAGGTAACTTGACTGGCCCGGGCGGTATCTCTAAAGACAAGTTAACGCTTGGATCTGCTTCTACTCTTGGCTCCTCGTCTGTCTTTAAATCAAAGTCTACCTTAGGCAGTAAGACGGCATTAGGTGGTAAGTAGCATGAAAGAGTTTTCTAAGGCCACTCCAAGAGAGCGGCGCTTATACTTGATACGACGAAATGAGGCGCTTAAAGCCATTCGCTCGGACTACCTAGCAACCTATAAGAAGCTGGCTAAATATATCGCCCCTTTTTCAGGTTGCTTTAGTCAGGCAGATAAGCCCGGTCGTCGTGATATGAGCGCGATTTATGATAATAAGGCTTCCCGCTGCGTTGATACGTTAGTTGGAGGCCTTTCTTCTTATGCAACATCCCCTAGCCTGCCGTGGTTCCGTTTGGTTGGTAATAACAATGATTACCAATATGACCATGAGGCCCAACTATGGCTGCAGAAAGTACAAAGCATCATTCTAGATGTATTCAGGCGCTCAAATACTTATAACTCCTTACATGAGCTCTATCATAATCTTTGTGTCTTTGGCACTGCTGCAAGTGTAGTTGTTGAGGATCCTAATACAGTCATTCATCATCACGTTTTGCCAATTGGTACCTTCTGTTTGCAGAATGATGAAAAAGGTAGCGTAAGCACTCTATATAGAGAATTTACTTTAACAGCCGTGCAAGCGGTTCGTCAGTTTGGTTATGACAAGTTATCTCGCTCTATTCGTCGTGCTTATGATGATGGAAATACTGAAGTTGAATTTAGATTTATTCACGCTATTGAGCCCAGAGAAGATCGCAATCTAAACAGTAAATCAAACTTAGATATGGAGTGGGCTTCTTATTACATTGAGGATGCAGCTGATGATGGCGGGATCCTTAATGAATCAGGCTACCCGTATTTCCCTTGTATTTGTCCTCGATGGCAAGTATCAGGGCTTGAACCTTATGGTATTTCACCTGCATTTGGTGCTCTGCCTGATATCCAACAGCTACAGCATGCCACTTATAGAAAAGCTCAATTAGTGGATAACTTAGTAGAGCCGCCTTTGCAGGTTCCGATGAATGCAAGGCAGAATCCAATTTCACTAAGTTCACGTGCAATTAATTATGTAACTTCCACAGCATCGGATCAGGCAATCAAGCCAATTTTACAAAGCACCGGAAATATCGACGTTATAGGCGCTGAAATAGACAAGTTGCATCAGAGAATTGAACAGGCGTTCTTTTATGACATGTTCTTAATGCTGCAGCAATACGCTAGCACTCGTAAGACTGCTACGGAAGTCTATGGCCTGAAAGAAGAAAAAATGACCGTGCTTGGCCCTGTCGTTGAGAGACTTCAACAAGAATGTCAGGCCCCTCTGATTACTATCCCTTATGCAATCTTAACAAGGGCTGGGGCTTTACCGCCGCCGCCTCAAACATTTGGAGGAAAAAGCTTTGAGATTCAATTTGAAGGACTTTTGGCACAAAGTCAAAAATCAGTGGACCTCAACCCCACAAATCAGTTTATATCAGCGTTACAAAGCCTTAGTGCCTCTGTCCCTGATGTTATTGATCGTATCGATCCTGATGGGCTCGTGGATGTTTATGCTCATAGGTTCTCTATTGACCGTCATCTACTTAGAGATAAATCAGCTGCGGATAACATCAGACAACAGAGAGCCGAACAACTTCAACAACAACAATCATTAGCGGCTGGTGAATCTATGGCGTCAAGTATGAACAGCTTAGCACAAGCTCAAAAGGCAGGTGCTGATGCTTCCATGGCGTCCCAAAATCTTGATTTAAGCTCAATCATCGGCGGCATGTAATGAACACCCCAGACAAAGATCCAAATGAGGCCACTTTAAAAAGGCGCTTGCGGTTTGATGCTGCTATAGAACGTCTTTGTGCTAATGAGGACTTTCAGCGCTTTATGAGTGAACTGCTAATAATGCAGCCACTTGATGATGCTGGATTTTCTGATAATCCTACCGTGATGGCTTATAACAATGGCCGTCGCTCTGTAATGATTGATATCAAGCGTCTAATACCCTTAGAAGCTTGGCATTTAATAGAGAGCTATAACGTAAATGACTGAAGAAGTTAATGCTGCTACTGCAGCTGAAGCAACCGGTGCTGGTATCAACTATGACCAACAAGCTACTACTCAAGCGCAAACTTCCACAGAACAAAGCGCACAGACTACACAAGAAACGCAATCTCAAGGCAATGAGAGCCATGAGACGGCTGAAACTGTTCCTAATGAAACTCAATCAGCAAATGACACAACCAAGCCTGCTGATGAATCAAACAAAGAAGCCGAATCAAATGGAGTAATGGGGGCTTATGCAGATACTGCTAATGAACCTCCAATTGTGTATGAATTTAAAGATGCTGAAGGTGCTGTTGTAAATAATGAGACAACCGCGCTTATCTCTGATTTGGCAAAAGATTTAAACCTTTCACAAGAAGCTGCCCAAAAACTCTTTGAGCGTGGTTCCGGTGATGATGGCATCGTTTCCAAGATTAACCAGAATGCCATTAAGCACTATAACCGTGAATGGGGCCGTCAAATTGAGGCGGATCCAGAATTGGGCGGTGCTCGATTAAAAGATACTCAGTTTAACGTGGCTAAGGCCATGAGCTTAGATAGCACTGGTGAGCTGAGAGAGTTCTTAAAAAATTCTGGATTGGGCAATTTTCCGCCTTTAGTTAAATTCTTAAATAAAGTTGGTAATCAGCTTAATTCAGATCGTAATTTCATTACAGGTAAGCCTGCGGCATCTCAAGAAAAGAAAGATGCGCTTGCGTCTATGTACACTTCAATGTAACTAACTTAGGGGGGCCTTATGGCTGCTGAATTTCCTAAATATAGAGTTCGTTCTCTGCAAGACATTCAATTGCAAGATCTTAAGAACATGCAGGATGATAAAGGTAATATCATTACCAATATCATCGATGTTCTCAAAGAAGAGAATGAGATTTTACAAGACATTCGTTTCCAAACTGCTAACAAGGGAACTGATCGCTATTGGGCTACCAGTGTCATCAGCTATCCTAAGTCTTGGTGGTCTCGTTATAACCGTGGCGTTCCTACCTCAAAAGGTAGCTATGCAAGCATTGAAGAAACTTGTGGACGCTTGGAAACTGCTTCAGCAATTGATGCACGAATGGCTGATGAACAGGACAATGCAAGAGCCTTCCGCTATATGCAGGATAAGTTGCATCTTGCCGCTTTAAACCGCGATATGGCTGAATATCTCTTTTATGGTGATAAGTCTGTAGCTCCTGAAGGCTTCGACGGTTTTGCATCACGTTACAACACCTTAAACGTTAATGAGACTGTTTCTAAGAACGTGATTGACTGCGGTGGTAAAGGTAAGAATCTTTCTTCTATTTACCTTATCAACTGGTCTGATGGCTGTTTTGCTTTTACTCCTAAGGGCGTGCCTGCAGGCATTCAGTACCGTGATGGCGGTCGCACTACTTTCTTTGATGAAAACAACTATCCTTTTGAAAAGTACGTATCTTACTATTCATGGTCTTTAGGTCTTTGTATCCCAGATTGGCGCTCTGTAGTGCGTCTGTGCAACATCGATGTAGATCAGCTTATGAATGGTGAGGGTATCGGCAATCCTGATATGATGGGCGCTGGTCAAAATCTGTTGCTTCTTATGCAGCGTGCTATCGGTCTTGTATCCGGTGCTCGCTCCTTAAACAACAATTCACGCATTGCTTTCTACATGAATAATGATGTACTGAGTGGCTTAAATGGGCTGTCCTTACGTGCTAACTCTCGCAACATTCGCATTCAGGATGGTATGGATCAATATGGAACTCCTGCAAATTGGGGTTCATTCAATGGCATTCCACTGCGTCGAGTAGATCGCATTAAGAGTGTTGAAGAAAAAGTTAAGGCTTAGGGGGTCTTATGATTGTTGATGATTATGATTTCTTTTGTGAGAAGCAAGAGTTAAAAGAGTCTGCGTACTCTTTCTATAGCGTTGCTATCCCAGAACCATGCGACTGGGGTCACCGTGCAACACCGCTGTATGTAAATATCATGATTCTTGGCCCGCATGATCAGGATTTAACTGTAGATCTGATCGCTCGTAAGGGTGAAAAAGATACTCCAGTGACAATTGCTACTACTGGCGTTGTTAAGAAGACAGAGCTTGTTTATGGCAAGTGCTTAAATCTACCAGTGCCGCCGATTGATCTGAAATACAAAGAGCTGGCCTTAGTGTTTAAGCGTGCTGGTGTTGCGCCTCAAAATCCGCCTGATTCAGGTGCTACCTGCCCAACGGCTCCATTCTTAGAGCCAAAAGGTGAGATTGCTAACGGCGTCACTGCACTGCTTAGCAATAACTTTAAGGGTACAGTTACTTACCCTTATGCAAATGAAGACAAGATTTATACATCTTAGTCTTAAATGGCCCTGCAATAGCGGGGCTTTTTTATTTGTAGGTAAAGCATAGGGGTGTAAAGATGAACGATGCTGCAGCCTTGCAAGTGTGTAATGATGCACTTGCTTTGATAGGTCACAATGTAACTATTAAAACCTTAGAAGAAATAACTTCTGCTGAAGCTAGATCTTGCTCTCGTGCTTTACCTACATGTTTAGCGCAATGCTTGGCAAAAGGCCAATGGTCATTTGCTAGACGTGATGAAATCCTTAATGAGGATTATCTAACAGATTTTTCATCATACCCTTGGCAGTACACGTATGAACTACCAGATGATGTTGAAACTATCTATTCTTTAACAGATATAGATGCGTCATCCTTAATCAATACTGCGGGCTATGATTCAGAGTACATACGCTTTGATTTACGAAATATCGATAACAAGCGTTATTTAGTAACAGATGCGGCCCCGTCTTTCGTTATCCACTATCAGGCAAATGACATTAGTTTAGATGTCTGCTCGTCCTTATTTATTCAAGCTTTAACCTATCTACTAGCAAGCAAGCTGGCCCCTGAATTTGTGAAAAGTCAGATTGGTTTTGAGATGGGTTTGAAGTATTTAGAGCTTTCATACCAGTTAATTGATATGGCTGCAGGTCAGGATTCACAACAGGGCGCTTATTCACAAAAGAGTGTTAAGCAACCTAGCATGATTAAGGCGCGTTCATAATGGGCTATAGAGTTTTACAAAACAGCTTCTTAGGCGGCGTTATATCACCGTCGTTACTTGGACGTGTTGATTTAAGCGACTACCAACAAGGCGCTTATGAGCTTAAGAATTTCTTAATTAATCCTCAGGGCTCAATTACTAGCCGTGGCGGTTTTCGTTATGTAGCGCCATTAAAAGAGCATGATAAGCCTGCTCGCTTAATCTCGTTTCGCTTTTCCTCTGAGCAAACATTAGTACTGGTCTTTGGTCATAAATGGATGCGCATTATGACTGAAGGTAAACAACTTCTAAATAAAGATGGCACTCCATACGAGATTCAAACGCCATATACTTCGGAAGATGTATTCAATCTCGATTACACACAAAATGCAGATATCATCACTTTAACTAACCCAAATCACCCGCCGCGTGAATTAAGGCGTTATGGTGCAACAGACTGGCGTTTAGTAGATTGTTCTTTTTCTCCTGCCATTAAACCGCCGTCTTCTGTAAGCGGTGCTGCATTCTATCCGCCTGAAACACAAGGGCGTGATAAGGGCACTGTAACTGCTACTTATGTAGTGACTGCGGTTGATAAAGACAATAGAGAATCTACAGCATCACAAGAATGTACGATTAAGTGTAATTACTACCTAACAGGCGGTTATAGTGAAATTTCATGGTCTAAGGTAGGTGAGGCTAAGTATTATCGCGTGTATAGAGAAGTCGCTGGAATCTTTGGATTTTTAGGAGAGACTGAAAAGACCTCTATTCTAGATTACGGTGATAACCCTGATACAACCTATACACCGCCGCGCTATGAGGTCGTATTTGAAAACAAATCAGGTATTAAGGCTGTTGAGGTTATTGATGGCGGTTCTGGTTATCGTGGCAATTCTGATGATATAGTCGTTGATTCTAGTACTTCGATTGCGTATCCATTTAGTTTTATCGCTGGTGGCTGGGTTCCACATAGTCATTACGTACCTAACTCCCCGCAAAATGTTTGGGTTCGCTTTGGCCTGAAGAAAAATCCCGCTGATCGCGATTTTGCAGCGATTAGTGACAAAATCCCTTTAAAGCGGGTTGCCTCTTGGAGCTTCCATGAGTGGGTTACTGCTGGCTCAGGCGGTGCAATGGGTAGCACTTATCTTGATTTAACGTTTTATTATTACGTGCCTGAAGAGCCTGCAGGTCAATTAAGGATTACATTTAAGAATCTAAAAGGTGAGATTAATGCGCCTTATTTATGCTTCTATGAATGTATGTCTGATTATGACATGAATTCATCACTTTATCCCATTCCAATTTGGTGGGAACCTGCGATTGCATTAGATTGGAGCCATTTTGATTTTGAGCTTGTTAGACAGGGCACAATATACGCTAGCCCTTCTGATGGCGCGGCAGGTCAGAATGACAAGGATTATAAATTTGTAGTACCTGATTGGCGTCAGCATTTTGCTACACATGATTATTTGATGCTACGTCGTGAGCATGCGCCATTATTTGAAAATCATGCCCCTGATTGTGTTCGTAAGGTCTTAAATTCTAGTGGCTGCCCTATTGAAGAATGGACTCATGAAACTAACAGCTTTATAAATAAGAAGCCTAAGAGCGATATTGAGCTTATAGTGCATGATGCAACCGGTTCTGGTGCTGAGCTGCAGGCTAATGTGCAAGATGGCAAAATCGTTAGCGTCACTGTAGTTAAATCAGGTTCTAACTATACAAATCCAACAATTGAAGTTAAGTCTAAGTACGGCAGCGGTGCAAAGTTAAAGGCAATTCTATTTGAAAAGAGTGATTATGATTATCCCAGTGCCAATACTCAGTATGATCAGCGCCGTATCTTTGCTGGTACTTATGTAAACCCTGTAAAGGTATGGATGACAAATGCAGGTCAACAAGATCTAATGATGTATCACTTACCAACTATGGCAGATGATCGCATTTCATTAGAAGCTGTTACTTCAGATGCAGATAGAATCATTCATGCTGTAGCCTTAGATTCTCTTATCTTGTTCTCTCGCTCTGCTGAATTACGTGTATTTACGCAAAACTCAGATAGTTTAAGCCCTGATTCAGTTGCCGTGCGTGCTCAGTCTTATGTGGGGTCTAACAATGTACAGCCGATTATTTGTAACGCTAATGTACTCTATGGCGCGGCGCGTGGTGGTCATCTGCGTGTACTTAACTATGCTTATTCTGCTCAGGGCTATCAATCTGCAGATCTATCTTTAGTTTGTCCTCATTTATTCGATAATTATGAAATTAAAGATATAGCCCTATCTAAAGCACCGGTGCAAGTGGTTTGGGTGATCACCTCTAATGGAAAGTTAAACGCTCTTACTTATTACCCTGAACAAGAAATCAAAGCGTGGTCAGTGTTTGAAACTCAAGGGGATTTTGAGAGCTGTTGCGTGGTATCGGAAGGCAAAGAAGATCACTTGTACTGCGTAATCAAGCGCACTATCAATGGTGAAACACGTCGCTATGTAGAAAGACTGGAGTATATAAATATCCCAGATGATGCAGCCTCTTATCGTCAGTTAGATAGTTTCATCGATAACACTGGTGTAACTATGGCAGATACTGATGATGGAGTTATGTTAACAGGATTAGAGCACTTAAACGGGTGTTATGTTTTACCATTTATCGACGGTATGGCGCATAAACCTGTACAGGTGGTGGATGGTTCTATCAGAATCGCTCAAAACGGCGTTAATATCGCGGTGGGTCTGCCATATGTTTCTAGACTAACTACAGTACCAATTACATCAAGTGAAGCTCAGGCTGGTATGCAAAGCTTTAGTAAGAATCCAAGTGAGATTTATCTACGTTGTCGCTTTGATGGTGATATTTGGGCTGAAGCTACCGGTTCTAATGAAATGTGGCAAGTCCAAAGAGACGATCTAGCATTTTCAGGTCAATTAAAAGATTCACAAACACTGAATGTAAATCTTACTTCCGCTTGGCAGAAAAACGGACAAATAACTATTGAACATCGTGACCAATTGCCATTAGAGATTAATTCAATTATTGGCAATTACAGTTATGAGGGATACAAACAGTAATGGCTAAGCAACAGACAAATCAACAGAGTTCGCAAAAGTCTGACCAAAAGTCCGAACAAAAGGGGTTCAAGATTAACCCCGCTTATATGATTGGCGCTGCCTCGGCTCTGTCTGGGATAACCTCGATGCTAGAACAGCGCTCAAAAAATCAACAGTACAGTATGCAAGCTAATCAGTACTTAGCGCAAAAGAATACTGCTGCATTGAATGAGCGTATGGCTAAGATGGCTGCAGCTAATGCTTATACAAGTGGCGCATATCAGGCCATGATGCAGGGCTTAAGAGATGCACAAGAGATCTCCCAAACTAGAGCATCAAGAGCATCATCAGGCGTGCGACTTGGTACCGGCTCAGCACGTGAAATTGAGGCTAGTCAGCGAATCAATGCAGCAATCAATCAAGCCCAAATACAAAAGCAAACTATAGAAGCTGCAACTAATCATATGCTTGATGCTTCTAACTACCAAGTGCAACAAGTAATAGCACAAGGCAACGCTAATGCATCAAACGCACTGAAGCAAAACAGCTGGATAAGTGGCTTGACCTCATTCGCATCATCGGCGGTGCAATATGACAACCTATGGCAAGACGGCGGCAAAAATAGTAGCGCCCTCTTTGGCTGGATGGATAAATATTTTTAAGGTGTTGTTATGGCGTCATTAATGGCCCCGTCGGTGGCTCCGTCTGCTGGTATTACTCAGAGACTTAATTCATTTGAATCTAATATAAGTGCTGTTAAAGAAGCATCTAGAGATTACAGAAACTCTTTAGGTCAATTTAACCAACTTGCTAAGAGTGTCTTGCAAGTGCAGTTGGCTGCTCATAATGCAGCTAATGAAGCAAAGCTTACGGACTACTCATTAAGACTGCAAAAGGCTCATAACGATATTCTTAATGACCTCAAAACCAAAACCAACAAAGATGCAGTTGATGCGCGTGCTGGTGTTATGAAGTCGTTTGCTGATATTGAAAAACAGCTCTCTGAAGAATTAGCAAATGAAGATCCGTCGGTAGTTGAGGGCTTTAAGAAGCATGCCCAAAAGACGCTATTTAATTCACAAACTAATGCTGATGCTTATGTAATGGAGCAAAGCGTAAAGTATAGAGATACACAAAGAGCGGCCCAAATTGAGAATCTAGCACAAGATATGGCTCTCAATATGGAAAACCCTGTAATGTACTCTAAGGCATTAGAAGAATTTAGATCTGCTCGTGCTCAACAAGATGATGAATTAGGTATTGAAGCTGGTTCCGATGCATCTAAGGCAATGGATAGAAAAGTTACAGATAGCATCTATGGCAGTGAGATTACTAAGCTAATTGGCTTAAAGAAGTTTGGTGCTGCTGATGACACACTTCAAAAAGCTGTAAAGAATGAATTTATCAATGCAAATACCTATAACCGTGCTTTGGTAGATCTATTTGCATCACGTGAAGCTGCAGCTAGACAAGCTGAAATGGATGCACAGCGCCGTGCTAGGTTTAAGGCAGCTCAGGCTAAAGATGCATGGGATATTAAAAACGCCATGCTGAAGAATGAGATGCTCAAAGATGAAAAGATTAGACAAGAGCTAAAGAAGCAATATGGCAAGCTACCTGATTACGAAATCAATGCCATTCAGCACCAAATGCAAAATAAGTTAGAAGCTTCCGACGTCTATAAGCAAAGAGAAATCACCGAATTAGATCCAGAGACTGGAGCCGAAATCACTAAGACTGTAGATATTGACCCTGAAACCAGAAAACGCCTGATTGCCCTTGATGCAGCTAAATTCACACAAAAGTTTGTAACAGATCGAGATGCAATGATGAGCGCTGAAGAAGAAGCTTTAAATATTGTCTCCGATGCTGCTCGTGAAGGTAATGGTGATAGTGTGATTTCTAGGGCTATGGATACTCTTGCATCTATGCCTGATAGTGCTGAAAAAGAAGCTTTATATAAGTCTATTGAGCATATTAGAAAGAATGTCCCTGAAGGTGAATTAGAAGCCCGTGTTGTTTATGGCATGGATGTAACTAAGCCTTCTTCTACTGCCTTAGCAAAAGATGCTTTGGACTATCTGCAGCCTAATCAGATACCAACTGATGCAAATGGCAATGTAGATAGTATTGCTCTACGTGGAATCTTAAAGCAAAAGGGCATTAGCAATTACTCTGCTACTGATATTAAGGCAATAGCACAAAAGAAAGTTAAGCAAGCTAAAGACGCTAGAGAGAATACTTTCACCTCAAAAGACTTTGTAACATCACGCAATACTGCCTTAGTGTCTATTGGTGATGCTTTATTAAATGAGGGCATTTTAGATGATGAAAGACTTAGTTTTGACCCTCGTGACGCATCTAGTAAAAAGGCTGAAGATCAAGAAAAGTATGCAGCTGGTCGTTATGTGTTAAGGCGTGTTATGGATGATATTGAGCAAAGAGTGGCCAATATTCAGGATCCAAACGAAAGACAAAGAGCCGTGCAATTAATCATTAGAAGCTCTGAGACTAAAGAGCTTATCAAGCGCTATGCAGATGATGATGCATTTGATCGCAACCTCATGAGTAACGATGAAATGAATCAATACAATGAAGCTCGCATTGAGCGCTGGAGAAATGGCAAGTAAGGGCGTTCTATGGTAGATAAGACTTTTACATTAAATAAAGGCGTGCAATTTACTGTTGATGATGCCGCGCGTGAAAACTATCTATTTAACGATAGAGTGCCTAAGGCTATACCAGATGACGCTGAAACAATGGAGCGCGTGCAACGTGTATTTGCTGATAATTACGTTGATTTCACCGGTCTTACTTCCGCTGGCGTTGATTTAATTGGTAATGCCGCGCCGCTTGATATTCCTTCTTATCGTAATCCCAACTCTTATTTCTATGAGAGAGAGCTGCAAGAGCGTAATGAGGCATATAAGCAAGATAATATCTTTTTAGATACTGAATCTGATGATGATGCTAAGTATTTAAAAGCGTCCTCAAAGCTAGCCTTATACAAGCATTTAGGTGATTTCAGTCCTGAAACTGCTGAAGCTAAAGCTAAGGCTATTGAGCTTAAATTAAATGATATTGAAGAATCTATTGGCCGTCCTTTAACTCAAGATGAAATCACGCTCTATGTTGCTCAGAATGAGGAAAGACAGATCAATGAAATGCTTGATGAATCAGCTAGTGACATTCCTTTGAAGCTGCTTGCTAATCCCCAAGTTCAAAGTTTAATGGGGCCTGATGTCACTAAGATGGCTATTGCTAAATGGCAGGCGGATCACCCTGCGCCGCGTGGGTTCTTCGGTGATTTTGCTAGAGCATGGTCAAAGACACAAGAACAAGGCAATTTAAAAGAAGAAGAAGCAAACAACGCTTTGGCTATTAAGGTAGCTGATGAACTCGATGCTAAGGGTTTTGGCGATGTTGCTAACTTTGTGCGCTCTAAGCTGGTTAAAGAGTCACGTTCATTTAATGATATCCAAACTCAAATGAACATGGCTGAAATTGCTCACGGCCCTGAAGGTGGTGCCATGTATAAGGCTGGTGAGGTCGCTCAGGGTATTGTAGCGCCGTATCAGACTGGTACAGGTTTAGCCGCATTAGCTGCCGGTGGTCTGCTCTTAAAGGGCCGTGGCTTTGGTATGGTCAATAGTGCGCTTAATGGTTACGACTACTACCAAAACAATGCTTTTGATATTGCTTACCAGTCCGCATTAAGAAGAGAGAGCCTGCAAGATAACTTTGCAGATACCTTGATTCAAGCGTCCCCTGAAGCTGCGGCTGGTGCTTTAACTGAAGCTGTAGAAAGTGCGCTCTTAACTAGAGCTATGGGCGCTGCAACTAGCAAGATCTACAACAAGCTTAAGAGTAATGCCGGTAAATCCCCAACTTTGGCAGCCGCTGATGGTAAGCTTGCTGATGAAATTAAAGGCAATGTAGAGAATCTAAAGAACAGCGCATTTAAGGATTTTCTAAAGGGTTTTGCTGTAGCTTATCCTCAGGCCTTGGCAACACAAGGCTTAACTACTGCTACACAAGGCGCTATTACTCAGCACGGTATTAATAGATTAGTTGGTGATGAGGTTCAAGCCCTTGATGAAGCTGCCGTTAATGCTGTTAAAGATAATTTAGGCACTATCGCTGTTTTATCCTTAATACCGGGCGGCTTAAATGGTTTAAGTAGAGCTATTGCCAATAAGAACACGGCAGATGCACTCAATGACCATAATCAGCGCCTTGAATCTGAAGCTGTTGCTGCAGCATCACCAATTCACAAGCTAGGCCCTCAGGCTGCTGAAATGGTATTTACCCTTACAGATAACACAAAGTATCGTTTTTCTGCGGCTGATTTAGTGAATGCCTATAAAGCTAGGGGTTTAACGCCTGATACCTTTAGAGCGCAATTAGAGAAATTTGAGGGCGATTTTAAAGACTTAGAAGCTAAGGCTGAAGCTGGCGATGATATCGTAATGACTAAAGCACATTGGGAGGCTTATTACGCTAAAGATGCTGCAAAAGGTCAATCAGATGTATACGACTTCTTTAGCCCTTACCTTCGTACTGAACGTACTGAGATTAGTTTAGAAGAATTAAAAGAAAGATTATCCCCAGAATCCTTAGAAAGAATGTCTAAAGAGCTGATTGACCATATCAACAGCGAAAACATGACTAATGCGCTTGCTAGCCATATCCGTAATGATATTGCTACTAAGATGCATACCTTGAGTGTGCGTACTGGCGTTAATGTTGATTATCTTTCTGCTTTAACTGCCAATTTCTTTAAGAAGCTCTCTGATGCGACTGGCGTTGATGGTGTTGAGCTTTATAACCGCTATGGCCCTGCATTTGAAAAGAAAGATGATAGCCTAAACTTAACCGGTGAAACTCGTGAATCTGATGCAATTGGTAAAGGCGGTGGCGCTTATTCGCGCTATGCAGGAAAGTATATCCTTGATAAAGATACCAGTATCACAACTGTAGTTCATGAGTTTGGTCATTTCTATTTGGATTCCTTAGAGCGCGTTGCTAAAGATACTGAGTTTGCTGTAGATAAAACTAAGGTAGAACAAGAGATTGCAGCTATTAAACAGGCCTTAGGCTATAAGGCAGATGATGCAGTTGATGAACAAATGCATGAAAAGTTTGCGGCTGCTTTGGTTGCTTCCATTGCCGGTGATGGTCGCTCTTATTACCGTGGTAAGTCAGATGAATTAGTTCATGGCCCTGATGGTGCTAAGTTCAATGCATCATTTTCAGCCCTTAAATCAATGATTCATCGTGGCCTTTCTAGTGTCTATGCTGATAAGAAAAAAGAATTAGAAGAAGCTGGCGTTGCTGATATACACAATGAGCTTGCTTTGCAGGAATATCGAGATCGATTTGACGC